AAAAGCTTGACGGCAAGTGACATTCGATTGGCTTAAGCCGGATTATTCAGCGGTTTTTGCCGACCGGATGGAGCGCCTGGACGCGATCCGCTCGGACCCGGATTTGCATGCCGCGCACGTCGTTCACTACCGGGCGAACCCGTGGGACTTCATTGACGATTGGGGATGTACGTACGACCCGCGCTTGCTTGCCAAGGGGCTGCCGTCCGTGGTCCCGTTTAAGCTGTTCGACCGCCAGCGCGAGTGGTGCCAATGGGTCTATGAGCAATGGCAGGCTGGCGAACCGGGGCTCACGGAAAAGAGCCGCGACATGGGCGTGTCTTGGCTGGCCGTGGCGCTGTCGTGCTCGCTGTGCCTGTTCCATGAGGGCCTAGCCGTGGGCTTCGGCAGCCGTAAAGAGGAATACGTCGACAAGCTGGGCAGCCCCAAGTCGCTGTTCTGGAAGGGGCGCGAGTTCCTTAAGCTGATCCCCGGCGAATTCCTGTTTGGCTGGGCGCAAGCGGACGCCCCGCACCTGCGCATTTCGTTTCCGGGCACGTCATCTGTCATGACCGGCGAGGCGGGCGACAATATCGGGCGCGGCGATCGGTCCAGCCTGTATTTCGTGGACGAAAGCGCTTTCATTGAGCGCCCGCAGCTTATCGAAGCCTCGCTTTCGCAGACGACCGACTGCCGTATTGACGTGTCCACCCCGCACGGCATGGCCAACCCGTTCGCGCAAAAACGCTGGTCCTGGCCGTCCAAGCGCATTTTCATTTTCGATTGGCGGGAAGATCCGCGCAAGGGGCCCGCTTGGTACGCCCGGCAGCAAGACTTGCTGGACGACGTGACCTTGGCGCAGGAAGTCGACCGCAACTATTCGGCATCGGTCGTGGGCGTCGTCATCCCGCAACTATGGGTGCAGTCCGCAATTGACGCCGACAAGCTGTTGGGCTTCGAACCCACCGGGAAGCGCCGCGCCGCCTTGGACGTGGCCGACGAAGGGCCCGACTTGAACGCGCTTTGCATCGCCAAGGGCATTGTGGTGGAAAACGTCACGGTTTGGTCGGGCAAGGGCAGCGACACGTTTGCGACCGCAGCCAAGGCGTTTGGCTTTTGCGACGTGCTCGGGGTCGACGAGTTGGATTACGACGCGGACGGCCTGGGCGCCGGCCTGCGTGGCGATGCCCGTGTGCTTAATGAGCAACGTAATGTCAAACTGCGGGTGAACGCCTGGCGTGGCTCGGGCAAGGTTGTAGAGCCGTTGGAGCCGATCGAAAGCGCAGCGCCGCGCAACGTGGAGCCCGACCCGGACGACGTGGAGCGCCTTAACGGCGACTATTACCACAATGCCAAGGCGCAAGGGTGGTTTTCGCTTCGGTACCGCTTCCAGCGCACCTATCGTGCCGTGCAAATGCACGCTGCAGGGGAGGATTGGCGCGAGGCGTTCCACCCGGACGACCTTATTTCGTTGCGGTCGAAAATGCCGGGGCTTTCGCAGCTTACGCAAGAACTGTCGCAGCCCACCTACAAGCTATCGACCGCCGGCAAAATGATAATCGACAAGACGCCCGATGGCTCCCGCTCGCCCAACTATGGCGACAGCGTCATGATCCGATTTGCACCGCGCGACCCGCAGGGCACGTACGACTTGAGCGCGTGGTCGACCTAGAAACGGTTGCTTGAAATAGCGCAGGCGTGTTACGCCCCGCCGCATGACGGCTTTTCCTGCGCGCTTCGTTGACGGCCTGGCCAATCTCATGTCGCGGCTGGGCACGCCGTCCGACCGGGCAACGCAGTCTCGATACTATGCGCCCCTGCTAGGTCAGGAGCAGATTGAGGCGGCGTACCGGTCGTCCTGGTTGACCCGTAAGGTTCACGACCTGGTGCCGTTCGAGATGACCCGGGCGGGCCGCTTATGGGTTGCCGAAAAGCCCCAAATTCAGGCGCTCGAAACTATCGAACAGCGTCACGCGCTTTGGCTCAAGATCCGTGAGGCGCTGACAGTGGCGCGGCTGCACGGCGGCGCAGCGATCGTGCTTGGCGTACGGCAGGGATTGCCGGAACAGCCCCTGCGGGTCGCTTCGTTGGGCCGCAATTGTCTGCGCTATGCTGTTGTGTTTTCCCGTCACCAGCTTTCAACCCCCATGGGAATGGACCGCGATCCGGAAAGCGACTTTTACGGGCAACCGCTCATGTGGGAAATCCGCGCACCCAAGGGCAACGCCGTCCGCCTCCATCCATCGCGGGTCATCCCCTTTCACGGGTTGCCGCTGCCGCAAGGCGCGATTGGCTTATCTGAAATAGACCGCTTTTGGGGCGACCCGCTCTTAATGTCGCTGAAAACGTCGATTGATAACGGCGAGACTGCGCAAGCCGCCGTGGCCACGCTTCTGCACGAAATGAAGCAGGACGTAATCAGCATTCCGGGGCTCACGGAAAAAATCGCGACGCAGGGGGCCGAGGATCACCTGGCGGCGCGGCTGCAGGCGGCGCAAACCTTCAAGTCCATGTTTAATACCCTTCTGCTGGACGGCGGCAATAAAGAGGGCAAGGGCGGTGAGACGTGGGAGACGCGGCAGCTTTCCTTCGCGCAGCATCCGGAACTTATGCGGCAGTTCATCGCCTTTGTGGCCGCGGCGATCGACGTGCCCGTGACGCGCTTTATGGCCGAAAGCCCGGGGGGCATGCAGTCCACCGGCAAGGGGGAGCAAAAAGACTTTAACCGGATGGTAGCGGCGCAACAAGACGTGGAGATTACGCCCGGTTTGCTACGCCTGGATGAAGTGCTCATGCGGGACGCGTTGGGCAGCCGTCCGCTTGAGGTCTCCTATCGGTTTGCGCCTCTTGACGACATGGCCCCTACCGAAGCGAGTGAAATCGAAAAGCGCGAAGCCGAAACGGTCCAGGTCTACGTTAATAGCGGCTTGATCCCCAACGATGCGCTCGGCGAAGTTGTGCAAACGCGCATGATGGAAAGCGGTCGCTGGCCGGGGCTCGACAAGGCGCTGGCAACGGCTAAGCTGGAAGCGGAAGCCCTGAAAGAGCCGGAAGAACCGGAAGGGGTTCCCGGCTTGCCCGTCCCGGCCAACGAAAACGATGTGCGCGAGGCGCAGCGCCGCGGTACGATCACGCGGGACCAGGCACTTACCCTTTTGACCGATGCGTCTCCGCGCTCGCTGTACGTGTCCCGCAAGCTCCTGAACGGGGCGGAATTTTTGGCATGGGCCAAGTCGCAGGGCTTCGAAACCACCTTGGCAGCGGATGACCTGCATGTGACAATAGTTTACAGCCGCCATGCGGTCGACTGGATGAAAGCCGGCGAGGATTGGGCCACCCGGGACGACGGGCGCCTGACGGTCAAGCCGGGGGGCATTCGCATGGTCGAGCAATTTGACGCAGGCGCCGTGGTGCTCCTGTTCTATTCCACCGACCTAATTTACCGGCATGAAAACATAAAGCGTGAGACGGGCGCCGCGCACGGGTTCCCCGAGTACCACCCCCACGTGACCGTTTCCTACGATCGGCCCGAGGGGCTGGACTTGCGAACAGTCGAACCTTATCAGGGAGCGTTAGAGTTCGGTCCGGAGATTTTCCAGGAAGTCAACGATAATTGGAGAAAATGAAATGGCCCTTAAGTCCTCAATTGCGGTTCGCAACGCCATGCTTGACGCGGTGGAAACGTCCATTGGCGCCAGCCCCGTCATGCGCATTCGCAGTGGCGCCCCTCCGGCTGACGTGACCGCAGGCGATGCCGGTACGACTCTTGCCGAGATTGCCTTGCCGGCCGATTGGTTAGGAGCGGCAGCCAACGCCTCCAAGGCGAAGTCGGGCACCTGGCAGGATCTGTCTGCCGACGCGGCGGGCACGGCCGGGCATTACCGCATCTATTCGTCGGGCGGGACTATTTGCCATTTGCAGGGTACCATTACGGCCACTGGCGGCGGCGGCGATATGGAAGTGTCGAATACGAACCTGGCGAGCGGGCAGGAATTCACCGTGTCCACCTTCACGCTTACGCAGCCCGACGGCTAACCCATGGTCGCCGTCCGCTACCTGATAATTGCCGGCGGCGGTTCCGGCGCTAGCGATCAGTACCGTTGTGGCGGCGGTGGCGGCGCGGGCGGTGTGCTGCAGGGCGAAACGTCCCTGGACTTTGGGGAATACCCCATTTCCGTAGGTGCCGGCGGTTTACCGGCCGGTACGGACACGAACGGGCGTAACGGGCAAGCTTCGTCGGCATTCGGTCTTATGGCTACTGGTGGCGGGGGCGGCGGTGCCGCAAACGCCCCCGGGCGCAGCGGGGGTAGCGGGGGCGGCGGCTCGGGCGTCAACTCGGGCACGGGGCCAGCGGGCGGTACGGGCGTTTTCGGGCAAGGTAATGATGGCGGGGCCGGTAGTGGCGGTTCATCCGTGTCTCATCGTTCGGGTGGTGGCGGCGGTGGCGCGGCGATGGTGGGCGGCCCAGCCAACCCCAGCGGCGGCGGCACTGGCGGCGGCGCGGGCGGTGACGGGCTCCAAAGCGATATTACCGGAGTTGCCACGTATTACGCCGGCGGCGGCGGTGGCGGAGCGCGCAGTAGCGCCCCGGCGGCCCTTGGGGGCCTAGGCGGCGGCGGTAAAGGTGGCGTTTCCGGCACGTTCGGGGAGCCGGGCGTTGACGGCACGGGCAGCGGTGGCGGCGGCGCGTTCGGGTCCGGCACTATCGCGGGCAAGGGCGGCGATGGCGTCATTATCGCGGCGTTTCGTACCGGGTCGGCTGTAGGCACGGGGGGCGCGTCTACCACCGTGGGCGATATGTCGGTGCATGTTTTCAGCACGTCGGACACGTTCACTTTGTCGGAACCGCCCGGCGGGGCTGTGGAGCCGGTCACGGGGGATGGCGGCGGCGCGTTTCGGTTCTTGAGTTCCGGGGCTCGCGCGATCGGGGCGCTACCTTGGGCTTTCATGCGGCCTTCGATCGCGGCCGGTCCGGCAATAACCGGCACGCGGTATTATGTGGCGGTCGGGGGCGATGACCTAGGGCCCGGAACCGAAGCGCAACCGTGGGCCACGGCCAGTCGCGCGCAGGAGGCAATCGACACTCTGCAGCCGGGCGACGCGATACTTTTTCGCGGCGGCGACACGTTCGACCTGGCGAACCTTACTCTTTACCCGACCGTAAGCGGCACTCCCGATGCGCCCATTACCTTGGGCGCGTACGGTACCGGCCGGGCCACCCTCCGCAATACGGCCGGTACCGGGCAGTGCTTCCTACTATACGGCCCGAACCATTGGTGTGCCCGCGACCTGGTATTTGATGGTAACGGCTTGAGCACGCAATCCGTGTTTGTGGGCACGGGCGCCGGGGATCTGCGCGGGTTCGACTTCATCAACTGCGACTACGTCAATGGCGCGCAGCATGGGTTTCTTTTGGGCGCGGGCGATCCGGCCGGCCGAGTGTCCGACATTCTCATTTCAGGGGGCACTACCTCTGGCAACGCGCAAGACGGCATTTCAACTTACGGCTCGGGCCAAGACTTTTCGACCCGGGAAAGCCGTCAAGTTCACAATATGGTCGTTGAACTGGTGGAGGCCCATTCGAACGGCTCAAGCGGCATAATTTTGGGGGCCGCCGATAATTCCGAAGTCCGTTGGTGCGTCGCGCATAACAATGCGGCCAACTATGACGCGCAGGGCGGCATTTGGCTGTACGATTGCTCCCGCTCGTTTATCCGGTTTAGCGAGGCGTACGAAAACAAGACTTCGGCAACCCGCGACGGCTTCGGCTTCGACCTGGACGGCGGCTGCTACCAGTCGGGCATTGAGTATTGTTTTTCTCACGAGAACGAGGGCCCGGGCTTCCTGTTCTGTTCGTACAGCGGTGGGGGCGCCATCTCTGAAAGCTTTATTCGGAATTGCCTTGCCGTGCATAACTGCACGAACAGCGACCTAAGCCAAGGTGATATGGATATTGTCGGCGTCGAAACCCCCATTACGGATGGTTACGTCTACAACAACCTAGTTATTCGGTCGTCTTCGGCCAACACGACCGCTGCCGCGATTAAAACCCGTGCTCTTAACGGGGCGGTCATTACCGGCTTTAAAATCGCCAACAATGCGGTCGTGTCCGGGGCTGGGCGGAAACTGGTTGCCCTGGACAGCACGGTCGGGTTTTCGTTTAGCGGAAATTACTACGCGGGCAGTTTGCTTTGGCAGCGAGGCACGACTGCGATTGCGTCGCTTGCTTCCTGGCGGACGGCTCAAGAGGCCACGGCGGATAGCGGGGATTGGGCGCTTCCGGCTGCCGTGCCCACTTATGGCTTTTACGACGCGATTTCGTTGGGCCGGCAGTACGGTTCCCCGCCAAGGCACCCTACCATCCGGGGCGGCGAGGTATTCGGCCCCCCAACTGTGCCGCCCCCCACATACGATGCTTTCGGCAACCCGTACGAGGCGACCACGCAGGGGGCCGGCGAGCCTTTCGGCAAAGTAGTGGTGACGGCCGGCGCGGCGGGCTCTTTCCGCGCGCCCCTTAGCGGATCATCGGCCCAAGTATTCGTGCGCGGCACGGCCGCCCGGGCTTTCCAGGCGTTGCG